TTTTTTGTGGAGCTTGGTCTTTAACCTTTACGAAATCATGCCTTTCCTGAAAGCCATAATCTTCGATACGGGCTTTAATCCACGTCGAGAAGTCTTGCTTGCTACCCAAGAAAGCGTGCAGCTCCCTCGCCGACACAGTTTCTTCTGCCGTACCGGCAATAACTTGAGTGTGTATTGTAATTAAATTATTCATAATTAACTCCAAAAATGGGCGGGGGGCGCGGTGATGCACCGGGAGTTAATCGGTCGCTCCCCCCATAACGTTTTACCCTTTGCCTGCATCACCAAGCAAAGATATTATACCACTCCCTTCAACCAGTCGCTATCGTCGAAATACGCCTGCATCAGATTCGTAAACACTTCCTCCGTCAAGCGCGCCTGAAATTCCCGCGAAGGCTTGTTCTCGTCAATATTTTCCACCAAGTGCTGCACCACATGAACACACTCATGCACCAAAAGCGCCAGCACGCCCGCACGAGTATTGTCGTTTGGCCGCATCCGCAATATCGTCAGCCACTCGCCATCCTTGGTAAACGTCGCTACCTGCCCGCTACCGGGCAAGGTTCCCAACTGACGGAGGTCAATTCCTGTCTGCTCGCAAAAAGATTCGGCTTGCGCTTCTTCATCGAAAATACAATAACGCCCCATCCCAAGAGGGGCAGTGAATAATTTAATTTCGCTCATTGTTACAATATCCGTTTATAAACCACGCCGCGCTGCAAGGCGCATCTGCAATGGCTTGTTTTTCGTTACCCGGTTGATGTTCGCCTTACGGACAAATTCCTGATAAATCCGCAACTGTTCTTCCGCTGCCGGATTGTTGTACCATTGGTTCTCCACCTGCCGGTACATTCGGGCGAGCGTGTAAGCCACTACCGGCTCAACCCAGTCTTCGTAAATAACTGATGGAACTTCCTCGCTGTCGCGCTCCGGCACAACGGACAACTCCACTTCAATCTGCATCCCCGGCTGGCATACTTGTTGGTCGATGTAGAGCGTTTTGAAATCACGCTCCACCCACGCCGGGAAATCGTGGAAGGAAATCTGCCGACCGTGCTGAAATATCCGCAGCGCCAACACCTCGTAGGGACGCAAACGGGTGTGCAACTTGTAGCTGTCGATGCAAGGTTCGACCGTCACACAGACGATTTCCGAGAGAATCTGACTGTCGCGCACAAACTGGATGACCGCATCCATCGCCAACACTTGCAGCATCTCTTCGTCCGCACCCTCAACGTGTGCGCGGATGCGGGGCAGAAAATCCGTGACTGGTCTTGTCTCTTGTCCGAATAACATAAAACCTCCTGAATATGGAGATTTTAGTGTAGCAGGTTATAAAGGCGGTGGGGCGCGGAAGCGGCGAGAAACGGTAAATCGCCCACCCCACCATTACTGTCTTTGTTGCCCGCTTTCAACGGCAAAACACATTATATCCAATACCCCGTGATAATCAACCACGTTTATTCGGTGCCGCCGAATAACCACAGTATTTCTCGTCGTAGTCATCATCGCTCGCCTTGGTCATGGCAAGAATGGCGGTGAACATCTCACGATGTTTGTCAGCCTGCTGCTGCATCGTCTGCGAATGCTCGCCGTCCATCATCTTGGCGCTGTACAGCACCCATTGCCGGGCGGCTGCCAAAAACGCACAGCGCTCGTCAGGAGCGGCATCAGTCAGCAAGTAAGCCTGTGGCTCAACCGCACAACGCAGAAGGACGTACAGCGGCGTCGTGGGGTCGAGATTGGCGGGATAAACGCGAATCAGGCTGGACTTCTCCAGCAGCTCGTATGAGGTAATCTCGCGGGTCAAGCTGGTGCGTATTTTGCTTCCCGTCCACACCGTCGCCCGTTCCTTGCGCCGTTGCAACGGCCTGACGTTTTTGCCGTTATTGTCGCATTGCCCCAGCACGTCCAGCACCTTCACACAATCGCAGGCATCGACGTAATGGTTGCACACATCGACCTGTACAATCTTTTCCTCGGTGAACATATCCGGGCGCTGGGCGGCAATCAGGCAAAGCGCTTCGTTAAAGAAACGCAGCAACTGTTCAGCAGGCCATATGGAAAATTCATGACCGGGGTAAGCATCGTCAAGGTCTTGGGCATACCCCAGCAACAGGCTTCTCACAGCGCCCCCATTTCCCCGTCAGCCACCGGTTCTGTTTTGGCTGCCGGTTCGGCAACCGCTGCACGCAGCGAGGCGCCGTCTGCCAGTTGGGCGGTCTCCTGTACAAGCTCACCGGTTTCCTCATCCACTTCCACCGTCCGCCCGGCTTTCAGCTCCGCCGCGAGAAGCACCGCATTCACCCGGTCGGTGACGGTCTCGTTGCCTTCGCTGCCGTAGTAAGGCACCAGCACGTCAGACTGTTTCGCCCACTCATCAGTGTTTGGAAACACGTCCCCATTGTGCGGGTTGAGCAGGTAGGGTGCATCGGATTTAATCGGCGGGTACGCCTGCCGGAAACTCTGCCCTTCCTGAATGGTCGGGTTCGGCGCATACGCCTGCTGCATATCATTGTGTTGTGTTACTGCCATTTGGTCTCTCCCGTACTGAACTGCCCCCGAAGGGGCAGGTGTTATTTCTTCGCCTTCATCGAAGGCTTTTTTAAGCCCATGCTCTTTGGCGAATCAACGTCTGATTTGGAAAGGGTGTTCCCCTTGATTGCACTATCCGGCGCACCGGGGTTTCCCACAAGGGGCTTCGCATGAAGCCCCATGATTTTTGACTTGCCTGCGTCCATAGCCCCTCCTTAATACTGGAAGGTCTGCGCTTCGCAAGCGAGGGTGTGAGCGCCGACGCCAATCTTGCCGACAATGTCAGCAAGCGCGCCTTCGCGCGGCAGGGCGACAACCTTGAAGCCGACACCATACCACGTCTCAAGGTCGTTCATCACCTCAAGCGCCTTCCACACAAACTGGCGTTTCGCCGGGTCAGTCGTGGTGCTTTGCGGGAAAGTCAGCTTGCCGATATTGGTTTCTTCCAGCATGGCGCAGTTACCGTCGGCATCTGCCGCATGGAAGGTGCCGGTGACAAGCTCAAGCTCGATGCCCGCGAAGGAATCCAGCCGAGAGTGTTCAATCAGGGTCGTGTCGTTGTAGGCAAACACGTCCAGTACACGGTGCTTCGGCGGCACGCACACCAGCCAAACATAATCACCGACCTTGACGTCCTTCATCGCCTTGAACTGCGGCGTCTCGTTGCCGTAGTTGTCATATTCCGTATTCGGGTTGATAACGCCCGTGTGCGTGTAAAATCCACGCACATACTCGTCGGCAGTACGTTTGGATTTCGGGCAGGTGAACTGGTAGCCTTCGCCACAATCTACACAGAGGTTTTGTTTGTCCCCCTGAAACCACATTTGTTTGTGAACCATAAATCCTCCTTACGGACTCGGTACAAGACCGGCAGTTGAGAAGGTGACATACGCCTTGGCCAACGCTTCAGGGTAAATAACCCCGCCACCATAAACACCCAGCATTTTGTACAGCACACCGAAGCTGCGTTCCATCTCTACGAGGTCGGCATCCACGATGTCTGCGGTGAACGCATAGGCTTCATTCCAGCCAGCCAAAATCGGATACACCAAACGATTGGTCTGACGGTCAATCGTCGGACGCAGACGCTGGCTTTCGATAATGGTGAAGCCCAAAATGTTGGTAGCCACCAGCCCCTTGAACAGCAGGCTTTCGCTCATGTTGCAGCAAAGCTGTTTGGCAAACATCGTTTCCAGCAGCAACACGGACATTTCTTCCGGTACCACCATGAACATTTCGCCTTCATACCAGCGACCTGCCTGTTGCAGTACCATCTTCATACGGGTGAAGAAGTTGAGGATGTTGTCCGGGGACAGGTGCAGCGCGCTGGTAAGCGTACCGAGGTTAATGTTGCCATCACGTCCTGCACGCGCGCCAAGGTTGCGGCTTCCGACAGACAACTGCATCCGGCCAAGCAGGCTGTAGTGAAGCAGGTTCTCAAACTGACGCCATGAATCGTCAAGGAATCCCTGTTCAAACTCCGGCCAGTCATCACACGCACGGCGGATATCTTCCTTGTCAATTTTGAGCGACTTGTAAGCGGAGCCGCAAATCGTGACACAGAAGCTGTCCTGCGTCGGCTGGTCGGTAATGAGGGTTTGGTTCAACTCATACGGACGCCACGGACCAGCCTGCGGCGGCTTCTTGAACTGAATCATCTGCGCACACTTGGTCAAGTCTTGCAGAATGGATGTGTTGGCAATGCGGGAAATAAAACTTTCTTCCCAGTTGCGGTCGATAATCGTACCGGCAAACTTCACGCCTTTGGCAAGCGGGGTATCCCAAATGGATTTATACCCGCTCGCCTGCACGGGCATACTGTTTTGTGCCATCGTTAATTACTCCGTTGGTACTGTTCACTAAGGTCGCGCAAAGCCCCCGGCGGATACAAATGAGGCGCCGCGCGAATCTTGCGCCGCAGCTCCCTGTATTCCTCGTCCGAAATGGCCCGCCCTTCAGGCACGCCGACCTCACCTTGTCCCCTACCTTGCTGCGGCTCTGCCCCGCCTTGCGGGCGCGGCTTGCCACGGCTCTTGACAAAAGCGTCAAGGCGCTTGATGACGTAATCAGCGTTCCCATCCTGATACGCGTCGTTCAATGCTTTCATCGGGTCGCCCAAATACGGGTCGGCCCCTTCCATCATGAAGTTTGCAAACTCCACGCTGCCCAGTATTCTCTCGGCTTTCTCGCGGGAATAGTGCTTGTAAATCTTGGCGTTGGTCTCGCGACGAATCGCATTCGCCCGGCCAGCGCTGTCCTGCTGCTGTGCTGCCTTGAGCCGGGCAATCTCCGCCTTCAGCTCCGCAATCTGCGGCGCAACCACCAGCTCGTTAATCTCTTTGGCAACCACCGGCTCCGTTTCCGGCAGGCTATCGTACAAGGCTTGCAGGTTGGCTTTCTGCTCCTCCGGTGTCGGTGCAGCCGCCGTTTGTGGTGGCGCTGCTTGTGGAGCCTGTTCAGGGGTATGCTGCGCCGGTGCCGACTGGTAGGGCGTGAGCGAATCCAGCCAGTTGTCTTCCGGCTCGTCTGCCGTCAGGGTAACGGACGCAGCAGATGTAGCCGGTGCAGATTCTGTCTGCACCGGTTGTTGGGGTGCCTGTTGTCCATACACTACCGGGTCATCTTCAGGAAGTTTGATGCTGGTTGCGCCT